CTATTTTTTAGCAGACCTCACATTAACAACCGTTTGCGCCGACATCTGCTCACTTGACGGCTTGAATCCGTCAGCCGCTAAGCGTTCGATTTTTTTGTACGTGTCGAAACTTTCACGCAATTCCTTATTATGAACAAAGAAAAACAAGCCTCGGAATTTTTTCTTATCGACGTTGCCGTCACTTGCTTTGATAATCGGCTCAAACTTAAACACAACCGTCAAGCACCCTTTAATCGTGAACGGCTGATACAGCATATACGTCTGCTCGCGAATCGGCTTTGCGACACGTTCAAAGACTTGGCTCGTGCCTATGATACACTTGATTTGCTTGCGCTGTTGCGTAATCTCGGTGAGCATTTCGGGTGGAAAGTCTCTTGACTGCATGGAGTTGAACCAATTTTGAATCTCGTCGATGACGATGATTTCGCCGAAAATGTCGTTGTTAGTTGCGATAATATCATGCCATGAGTAAATCGCATCGTGCTGATGCACGAAGTCGAAGTTCGTTCGCACTCTCACTTTAGGATACATTTTCATGTACCACATCAGCAGATACGCCACGGTGACAGTCTTCCCGCTCCCTTGTTTCCCTGCCATGATATGAACGCCGAATTCGCGAAAGTAGTCGGGGTTAAACATCAGCTTATCATGTACGAGTTGTCGCGGAAAGTCGATAAACAAGCGTTTTAGCTTGCTACCGTGTCCGATTTTGCGGTACTCGCCTTTGATTGGCTTGATTTTCTTGACGTGCCGAAAGTAGACACGCCAAATGAGACAGGACGTGACGAACGGCGCGACCATCATGAGTATCATGTAGTAGAACATAGTTTACCTCCTAAGCACCACCCATAAATGGTAAAAATGACTTGATACGTATAATAATAGTCATAACAAACTTGAACGTCTCTAATGCAAGCTGTGTAAAAACAATGGGCATTAAAGCGGAAACGGGAAATATATAACTTATTACCCAAAGAAATGAAAAAACATATGACAATGATTCGGGGTCGGGAAGAAACGAGATAGAAGAAAAAGAAGTCCCGAGTGAAAAAGCGACTAAATTAGCGAAAAAACTTTTAAGCCCTTTGAAAAGTGCTAAAAGAAAAAATTCTACAATCATACGTACCTCCTTAAAGTTTAATCCCCACCAGGCAAAACAAAATATGACGGTGCTTTTTTCAATAAATTTCTAAAAAAAAGAACCCATGCAAACCCGATTATTAAAGCGTGTATCATTTTTCTGTAATCGTGAACATAAGAAAAATCAATAGCGTTTACAACCGTGCCATAAACCGAAATTTTGAAAACAGGAACGTCTTCACCGTCAATGGTAACAAAGTCAAATCCTGTCCTTTCACTTATTGACGTTCCGTCATATAGCGGTGGTTTAGGGGACAATTGCTCATCACCCTCTAAAGGAGTTGCAGAGTGTATAGCGCACGGTCCACGTTCCAGAGTTCCGAAAAACTCATATAAAAAGTCACGAACATCTTTGAAAAATGACACTTCGTCCTTAAATATATCATATATTTCATTTATATGAAGATTGATGAACCCCTCAGACGGAACGAAAAGTTCAATAAGTTTATCTGTCATATTCTCTATGAATTCAAATAAAGGATTGAACATTTCGCCAATTCCTGCCAAAAGCCCACCAGCACCGCCTAACATATCACCTACACCACTTGTGACATTACCAATCGAAGTTCCAACAGAATCAATCAACCGTTGCCACCAAGGAATTTTCTCGGGTGTTGCCTCATGGTATGAATCATCATAATAAAAATTAGTGATTTTTAATGACACGTCACCAATTGCCTCGATAACACGGTTGAATCCGCTTTTGAGTTCAAAAATGATTGTATCTAATCGCCCGAGTATGCGGCTGTCGTCAAACGTGATGTTGTGATAATTATTCACTGTGATGTTATACGTGATGTCGCCTGTGTCGGGGTCTCGGACGATTGTCACCGTGTCATCATCACCGAGTTCGTCCAAAATGGCGGTGAGTTTATCAGGAAGTTTCACAGTCATTATCAATTCGAGCGGCGGCGGTTGGTGGTAGAGGTTTTCGGCGGTAAGCGTTAAGATGTAATCATGAAGTGTCAAATTTGAATAGTAATAAAATTCTGGCGGAACGTAGAAAAAGCCAAACGCCCCCGATTCACCAAAAGCCGACACGTCTGAAACACTGCCGTTACTTACAATATTAGGAAAAGTTTTCACATTATTGGTTATCGTTTGATAGTTTGAGGGCTTTTGTCTGACTACCTCACTGACATTGAGCCAATGATTGGTTGATGTACTTACTTGCAATGAATGATGGCTATATGTGAAATTCCCTAAATCTCTTGTCAAATAAAATTCCATTCCATTCAAGTCAGTGCTTGAAGTATAAGAACAAGCATATCTTTGACCCAACATCTTAAACCAGGAATTAAAATAATACGAGAACACTTTAACCGAGACTGAACCGTCTGTTATTTTCCATTCGGTTGAATTACCGTTTCCCCATTGAAAGTACAATTCGTCTTGATATATAAAAAACGGTATAATATATGTCAAAGAATCTTTATGATTAAGTCCAAAATACAAAGACATCATTTCATCCCAATCACTACCGCCGACAATTGTTTCAGGTACATACTTATCAAACGTGTAATCACCGATTTGTATATGATTAGAGCCATACTGTGTGTACAATGCTTGACCGCCGTTAAAATGCAAGTCAACCCCTGCCCAATCGGTCAAAATTCGTTCAAGCTCGGGGCGGCTGACTGTCGTTTCGTTCTTGTCTTGTAAGATGTAGTCCCATACACCCTCGGGTAAAGGTATATCGGGAGCGAACGCCAACGCTACAGGGCGAAACATCGGAAGAATCAGAATCGCGCACAGCAGTATCATTAAAAGTCGCTTTTTCATGGAAGTCTCCTTTCGGTGGGGTTTCGCCCTGTGGGGCGACCATTGCATGGAGCGTCCGCCTGTGGGCGGGGGCGGCATTAAGGTGTGAATTTGAGGGTTCTCCTATGTAACTGCAAAAATTTGCATTGTCTGCGTGTTCAGTCAAGTAGGGTAGCAGATTGCGCCGATTCTCTCGCAGTGGGACTGCGCGGCTCGGTGTCCTGTGCATACTACGCCCTGAACCTGCGTCGCAGGAGGTACAAAGGCAATATGTTATAAAGTGAAATCCCCTGCCCCGCCCTCATGAGCATGAGCAGGGGAAGTCGTATCAACGTGGATTAAACAACTCTTTTGAAGAGACCAATGCCGAGAGTAATGCCAACAACGACCATAACAACAGGCATAACCACAGGGATTAAGTCCGTAACAGTCGCTACAAGGTCAGCAGTATTAACCAACGTACCCCAATCAATTATTGAAGTTCCAGCAGTCATAATTCTTGTCCTCCTTTCCTCTTAAATAAAAAGTCGTACGAATTTATATAGTCCAATAGTTGTTGCAACAAAGATTACAGCAACTAATACTACCTTGCTTGTGATGAAGTATTCCTCCATTAACGCCGCGAGTTCAGGCGTGAAACCGTTGTATGGCAAGAACTCGTGGGCTACTGTATCGAATACATCATCAATTGTGTCAAAGACATCTGTCGTTGTGTCCGCCGTCATGGCGATTAACGCCGTCAATTGTGTCACGACAACTACACTTCTAATCCGACGATTTTACCTTTGGGGTTAAAATCAATGCGGACTTCCGAACCTATCATTTCGATAAGGTCAGCGACAGCGATTCCGAAAGTGTCAAAAACATGACGTCTTACAAACTGATTGAAAGCGGCTTTACCCTGAACATTCGGGTCTACAGAAAGAAAATGAAGCTTTACGCCGTCTATTTCATCTTCCCCACGTTTGAATTGCATATCTTGCAACCCTGCTAAATAACTTCTCATGTGACTGCTCCTCCTTTCTAAAAAATATCTATGTTACAACCCCGACTTCGGGGATTGTTGCAGGAACTTTGTCCGAATCCTCGGACACCGTGCGCGCGTTTTCGAGTTCGCTCACTCGTTTAGTCAAACTCCTGATTCGCTTAAACGCCCACCACGCGAACACGAACGGCGACAAGAACATTGCCGCGAAAATCAGCAACATCAAGATTGCTAATAAAGAACCGATGATTTCCATGTGTTTACTCCTTATAATTCAAAACCAAATACAGCCATAAACGCCAACGAGATAAAAGATAACACTCTAATAATCACGACTCCCCCCCCTTAAAAATTTTCTTTGAATGAAAGTTTACTCACTGGTAAGTAAACTTTCGCGGCACATTCCGCAGTAGTCGCATTGTTGTTTGTGATTGACTTCACAAACTAACATAGGCTCGGTCTCGAGTTCGGGTGTGTCGTCTAAGTATTCACTCGCCGCAGGGAAGTTCATTTGAATGTGTTGGGTCATAGCCGTTTTATCCTTTCTCTATCCCACATTCGATACAGCCCTATAATCTGCTCATCACTTAACATGGGTTGTTTCTTGCGTTTGAAATAAACCACAAGACACATTATACCGCTTGAAACAACATACACAAGCATAATAATGAACGCACCGCCAATCGCAGAGTGTGTTATAATCTTGCTGAACTCTTCAGCCGTGAGTATTACGCTTCCACAATCATTGCATATCATTGGTTAATCCGTCCTTTCAAGGCTTAAATATATGCCTATATACATTTTACAACTTTTATTTGTATTTGTCAATAGTCAAATACAACAAATTTTTGTATTTGGTTTTGTGCAATATTGACAAAAATATCATATGTGATATAATATAGTGAAAAAGATAAATACAACAAGGAGGTGTAACGTGTCACAATTTGCCCAAAATCTTAAAATATTAAGAAAAGAAAAAAATCTCACACAAGAACAAATGGCGAAATTCTTGAATATTACTCAACAAGCATACGCTCGGTATGAAAAAGGCGATACAGAACCCTCATATGAAACACTCTATATACTTTCAGATTTTTTCAGAACTTCGCTTGACCACCTCATGAGAAAACAGCTCAGAGCAAACAATAGCATTTCTTTTGAAAATAGCGGAACTATAAGCGGTATAGTAAACATACATCAAGCACCGTAA